TATGGATTTTATGGTTTCGATTTTCATGTTCGTAAGCTGCGGTCGCGGTTAATTCCGCTGGCGCTGCGGTCTCCCGCCGATTGCTCGGCAGGAGGGAGCAGAGTCAGTTAATATCTTGCGCTAGAATTATCCTCATAATCCATGCGGCGTTCATCTTCATTGAAGCGTTCGTTGTTTCGCACGAACCGCGCACCGCTCTTGATTAGTTCCCGCTCGATCTCCTCGATTTTTTGCCAGAGAACAAAAGCGGAGGCATCGTTAAGGTCTTGCTCGTTCTGCTCCTCGCGGGTGTCGCAAGGCTCAGGAATTTCTCTGAACAGCATCGCAGCCTCGGCGGCGAGTTCGTCGAGGCGCTGCTCGTTATCAGACGAGAGTTGATCCTCGGTAGCGTCGTCGAGAAATGTCCATCCGTTTTGATAGTTCATTAGTAGCCCTCCCCAATGGTGACGATGACGTATTCCCTTTTATTCTCAAGGCTGTATGGAATGCCGTGAGCGTTCAGTGAGCGCAAAAGCTCGCAGAGGCTGTCGGCCTCGTGTTTCAATAAATCGAATTTCAATGTTTTCATTTAGTTTGGGATTTTGTCTCAGGGTTAATTCCCTGCGACGTGACGATCAAAACCGATCCCCAAATTAGTTAAAGATTATACGCTAACTATTTTTCCTGCCTTGCTCTAGTCTTTAATTATCAAAGACTTACGAAAACACCAAAGTTACCATGTGGGCGCGAAGTTACGATCAAAACCTTACACAAAACTAATTACATCACCCCGACAGCGTCAGGTCTGCGCTCTGGCAATCGATCGTCGCGCCGCTGACAGTTCGGTATGCCTTGATCGTATAACTGTATGAGACGTTCGCCGTCAGCCCCGTGTCAGCAAAATTTAAATTCTCGTTCGCAGAAGTTTCATACGCCGACAAATTAAAATTCGGAAAAAGTTTTATCACCGTCGAGTCGCGGAAAATTCTCACGGTCACGCCTGTGTCTGCGACTGCGTCTAAGTTTTCCATGACGACATTTGCTACGACTAACACGACGGTGTTGACGGGAGTTTTCGAGAGCGTGACGACCGTGGATTGACCGCCAGCATTTAGACCGATGGTGCTGAACGATCCGCTGACCGAGGTAACCGCAGCCCCATTCGTGCCGTTAGTTCCGTTCGTGCCATTCGTGCCGTTCGTGCCGTTTGCACCATCCTCGACGAGCTTTGTTACCGCAGCCCACTCGCCACTCGTGATCGTGTCGGTCGCGCTTGTGCTGCTGGCTGTTGCGATTGTGACCCAGCACGGATTGCCGTTCGTGCTAGGAATATATTGTGTCCACGAACCGAGCGTGCCGGATAATACGCCTGTGCTGAAAGTATAGGTGAGCGTCGAACTCGGAACGGCTGGTGACGATGCCGAACGCTGGTAAATGAAAACGCTCGCGACGTTCAGACCCGCCGCACCGTTCGTGCCGTTCGTGCCGTTGGTTCCCGCAGCGCCGTTCTCCGCAAGAATTACCGCGCTAGCCCACTCTGCTGCTGCAATGCTATCAGTCGCGCTCGTGCTGGATGCCGTTGCTGTTACTACCCACAGCGGATTCGTTCCTGATGGAATCGTTTGTGACCACGAGCCAAGCGACCCGCTTAGAACGCCAGTCGAGAAAGTAAAGGTGGTTGTATTAGCTGGCTGCGACGGCGTAGAAGCTGAGCGTTGATAAAGGTAAACCACGGCGACGTTTGCACCGTTCGATCCCGCCGCACTCGCTTGCGCTGATGCCGCAGTCGATGCCGCTGAAAGATTGCCGAGCGAATCTTCGGCCTTCACCCAATAAAAATAAGTCGTGGACGCGGTGACTGATGCATCATTGCGACCGCTTGCGAAGCCACTCCAAATCGTCGCCGAGGTCGCAAATGTGTTCGTGGTGTTCCGGTATAGATAATACGTCGCAAGATTCGGCTCGGTGTTGTCGTCCCAGTCGAGTGCGATTAGTCCCGCGCCTGATGCTGCCGAGAGATTAGTCGGAGCCGATGGCGCGGTCGTGCTGGCTTGAACTAGGACGCTGCCTGTCAGATAGCTCGTGCTAACGCCGAAATAACTTTCACCGTAAAGACGCACGTTATAGGTCAAACCGATCTTGATGTCGCCGCTGATAAAATCCTCGGTCGCTGTGCCTTCATTCCGAGACCACGTTATGTAAGTCGTCGATGCGCTTGGCTTATATTCCATCACGACCATGCCGCCGGACTGGATGAACTCATCGCTCGGCGCGACCCAGTTCGCCTTGATGCGCGAGGTTACCGTGCCGTCCTCTTGGATCAGTTGCGTCGTGCCGTTCGCGGTAAGCGTAAGCGAGGTCGGAGCCGATGGATTGCGCGGGTCGATCAGATTAGTATTCGGTGCATCCGCGACGTAAATCTCGTCAGCCGTCGTCCACGAGTAAACCGATGAAGCGGTTTCCTTGAGCGTCATGTCAACGTAGAGCAACGGTGGTTCGCCCTCAGTTGCAAAGTGCCACTCGATTACCTCAAACACTTTCGCGCTCCAGCCGAGCTTGGCGTTCGTAATCATCACCGTGTCGCCTGCGCGAACCTGCATTGCTTCTAAGCGGAAGCGTGCGCTAAAGGTGATCTCCTCGCGTGCGCGACGCAACTCGATCACCGAAAGACGTTGAGCGCACGAGGGCGAAGTCGTGAACGGCAAGACCACGTCGCGGAAGTAAACGATGTTGTTGTCCTCGCTGACGTAGGTTGCGGATGTGACCGCTGGGAAGTCTGTCACCTGCCAGTCGTTTGATTCGGAGACGTAAACGCCTTTGACCGAGTTCACACGGTCGCGTGCGCTGATCCGAGTCTGCACGTTAAGTGGGCCGACGAAATGTTTCTCGGAAAGCGTAACGGTGGGCGTGCGATAGCTCGCCGCGTATACGACCATCTTGCCGCCGGAGTAAGCAATTAGACCGCCCATCGCACTCAGGAGCTTGCCGATATTCTCATCCGGCGCTGCGCTCGTAATGATCACGCCGTTAGCTTCGTAACGGTTTTCGTAAACGACTGGCGACGCTGGCAGAATCTGCACTTGCTCATCGCAAACATTCGCCGCGACCGTGATCGAGGTGTCATCGACCTCCGCGCTCGTCATCGCCATCCCGATCTTGGTATCGAGCAAGTAATCACGCACCGCCAGCGCAGGATTCGCAGAGTAAACCGTCGTCGTCGTGCGCGGATCATAAACCTTTTTGCCTTTAACGACGCACGAAATATTCGGGATGCCGCCGACATAGATTTCCGCATCCCATGTCAGTTGTGCATAAATGTAAGTGATGCCGTCTAAGCGATGCGCGGAAGTCCATTGCCCTGTGTCAGCGGTCAAGCCGGTCGTCGCAGCAATTAACGCCGCGTCAGCCGTCTGCGGAGTCGTGCCAAGATGCTTCACGATCGTGATCTTGTTCAGATATCTGCTGCCGCCATCGACCGTGTTGCCGGAGCCTGTGATGATTTTCTCGTCGTTAAGATAAACGTCACCCAGTTCCTCGCACTCGTGTCCGGCAATCGCAATTACTAGATGCAGATACTGATTTTTTGTGCCGGTCGTAGAGATGTAAACGATTACGCCTGACGCTTTGCACTGACCGTAGATTGCTTGCCGTGCTGAGATCGGCGAACGGATCATCTGCGAGCGAGTCGAGAGAGATGAATCCGCAAAGCTCGGAGCCTTAGGAGCAAGCAACTTGGAGACCGCCATCGACGCAGCGGTCACGGCGACGAAAGAAATCACAGATGCTAAAGTCGTAATTGAAGCAAGCGTAACGTATCCGGCAGCGCCGTATACGCCTAGTGTGTTCAAAATATATGCAGCTAATGCTACGGCCATAAATTTATAGTCTCCAGCAATTTATTTTTACATCACCATTCATGGCAGCAAAAAACAATCCACTCACGCCTACGAACGCTGCATCCGCGCCGAGAACGATTCCGATGCAGTCTCCGTCACCGCAATCACGAACGATAATATCGCCGCGCCTTGCCATCGATGACTCGATACGCTCGATCCCGCATGGTTCACCGTAGTTCCGAACGATTCCGATTATGCCGCCGTGCTTCTTAATAAGTCGATGAGCTGAAATCGCGGAGTGGTATTGATCGCGCAGTTGAAAGGCAGGATCAATTCCTGTCGCACGCTTGATCCAGTCGCACGCAAACAAGCAGCAATCGTTCTTAGCCCATGCAAACGGTTCGTGCCGACGCTCCTCGATGAAAGCGACTAGCTCGTCTGTCCAGTTTTGTTTGCGCGTCATCATGCGTATTCAGTTGGGCCGTAGTCACCGCCGCCGTTACCCATAACAGGCGCAGCGAGTTTTTCGTTACCCCAATAAATTTCTTTTTCTTGTATTGCGTTGACGTAAATCAAACCGAGGTCAGCGATGGTTGCGCTGGCTCGCAGTTGAAGTTGCTCCTGATGCGTGTAGCGAACCTCGCGAGGACGCCGGAAATCCACGAGGCGATTCTCGGCTGTCATCGTTAACGTCTGCGATGTGCCGTCGTCCGAGATATTCATTACGTCCATTCGACCAGAGAAGATCGTGATCGGTGTCGAGACCAACGCCGCGCTTGAATTCAACGCACCGAATAATACCGTGCAGTTCTTGCCCTGATAGTCCTCGGTCAATGCCTCGGCAACAAGCGTAGTCGATACGCCGGAAAGTTGCATTGTGATACCGCGAGACGCGAGATCGGTTGTCTCCTCGATAGGCGAGATCGTGCCGAGCGTGCCGGTTCCGAGATAGGTGATCGAGTCGTAAACAAGATTACCGTAACCGCTCCAAAGATAAATTGCCGGAGAAAATTGCAGCGACGCGAGCAAGATCGGCGTTAGCTGCGACGCGGAAACTTGCGTCACCATATCGTTGCTCAGTGATCTGCCAGCGGTTGTGATGCTCATGTTTCAATGTCCTCGACTACGCTAAAGCTCATGCCGTAAATGTTAGCTAACTCGATGCTCCATTGCGTCGATGGTTCCTGCAATCGGAACACACCCTTTGCGTTGACCTTCGTGATCGGTGTGCTGACCGCGTAGCTTGCACGCAGCAACGGAAACAAGTCCACGCTCGATGACGAGTTCACTTGGATCACCTTATAAAGCGAGGTCGAGATTTGAATCCAATCGCCGACCGCGAAGTTGCCAGTCGCACCGCTGAATCCAAGCGTCGTATCGTTAGCCGTCGCAGACGAAACCAGCAACGTGCCGGTGACCGCACCGCGAGGATTTGGATTTGCGTAATCTTGAAAATAGAAAGTGCCGCGTTGCGCTGCAAGCAGGAACCCGATCACCGCCTCCGCATCAGCGCGCACCATCGGTGGACACTCGACCGAGCCGAGCCAGCCTTGCCCAGTCCAGTTGTATTGCTGTGACTGCAAAGTGTAAGGCGATATGTTGCGGCGAGTAGAACTCACGCCAGTGATCATCAGCTTAGATGCAACAAGCGCCGCAGGAGGTGTGAGTGGGTATGAAATTGCCATGATGTTTATTAAGCAAACGCTGCACGGTAGCCACCGCCGCGACGAACCATGTCGGGAATTTCCGATTTCAGTAACTTGCGTTGTTGCTCAAGGATCGGAACGAGATCGGAACGCGAAACGCCGGACGCGATGTTGTAAGTCACATTCACGTTTGTTCCACCAGCGCCACTAGAACCGCTGCCCATCTTGCTATTCGGAATGATTGAACCGCTGCTGTTTGGCACGAATAGCTCTGGGCCTTTCTCGCCGACAACGTAAGGTGAGCCGGATGTAACTGGGCCACCCATCGCCTTGAATCCTAAAGCTGTGTTAATGAAAGCGCTAATGCCAGTAGCAGCCCTTTCAGTAACTTGCTTTTGAAATACCATTCTTACCAGATCGAGGGTTAATGCTTTTAGTATTTCGCTAAGTTTTTTACCTGAAAAAACCGCTTCCTCAAATCCAGATGCAATCATTTTACCAGCTTCCCTGCCCATTTCTTTTTGTTTTTCACTTAATAAAAATATCTTGGTGTTGGCATCTTGAACCTTTTTTAACCATTCAAGAGTTTTTTCCCTGCCAAGAATATCAGTCGCATCCACTAAAGGTGGCTTACTATTTTCTAAGAAGATTAAGTCTTTCGTTAATTGTATTATCTGACCACGTGCATCAATATCCCTGTTGAAAAACTCAACATTTTTTGCAGCAATATCATTTTGAAGTTTTTTGATTTGTTCTTCAAGGCCTATGGATGTCTGCAATAAAGCATTTCCGATACCGGCTGCTTTGACGCGTGCTTCATCTTTGAGTGTTTTGCTTTGGCCTTTATTCAATTCAACGCTCAAAGCAAAACTTTTCAAAGCTGCGCTGTCTAATTTACCAAGATCAACGATTCCAGTATTTGCAAAATTGGTCAATGCTTGCATTTCGTCCTGAAGCATTGGAACTAAATCAATATTGCTTTTGCCTATTCTTTCTTTGGCGTCAGCAATTTCAAGAAGTTTTTTCTCTAATGGTATTGCAGCAAATCTTTGCGCCTCCACGTTAACTGCTTTTTCTGAATCTATTACCGCTTGCTGTCCATAAACCAAGCCACCAAAAAACTTTCCGATTCCTGTCCCGACGGTAGTAAAAAGTGATAATCCTTTTATAATAACACTATCAATAACTGCTTTCGTATTACTTAAATTATATTTAAGTTCATTGAAACTTTGCAGTGTTTTTTCTGGAACATTTGGGATTGAGTCAATGTTCTCGATCACCGATCTAATTTCTCGCGCAATTAAACTTGCTGCTTGCTGGATACCTAAAAACTTTGCCGCAAATTTAGTCGGAGCGTCTGATTGAAAAGTCTTAGCAAGCGAGTTTTGAACGCTAGCAAACGCCGCCTTTGTCGAATCGACTGCCCTTAGAATGAATGTTGCTTCAGCGGCCATTTTGTTTGAGTCGATTCAAGTGGTTTATATAAACAAGCCAGCCGGATAATTCCTGAGCTGGCATTTCTAAAACTTCATAAGCAAACTTGCCGAGTCGTTCCGCGATTGCGTAAACGGCGAGAAGGTCGGCTCCTTGCTCGCCGCCGATTAGTTTTTTAGCTCATCAACTTTGGGTGAATCTTCGGAGAGGATAGCATTTGCGACGCGAGCAACCACGTTGCTATCGGCTTTGTTCAGAAACGTGATTCGATGCTCGATGGTAAACAGCTTAACGCCTTCAGCGTTGCACGCTTTAGCGATCAGAACATCGACCAGCAATTCCATATCGTTGTCTTTCGACTTGCGATAAAGACGATTCTTTTCGCCCAGCGTTACTGGAGTTGAATAAATCTGCATTTTCCATTCTGGAACGTCGATGCATTTAGTGCCGAGCGACGTGAAGTGTTCCCGAACTAGGTCGATTGCGTCCATTGTTTATTCCTCAGATTAAGCCGTGACAGTTGACAGAACACCGTTGCCCTCAAATGCGGTCGAAGCCTCGACCAGACCATCAAAGTTTGCGGTCACGTCGAACTTGGTGACGATTGCGCTGCCACTATAATAAATGTCACCAGTCGTTGCGCCCTCAGGATAGAGGTTCAGCGTCACGCTGCTGCCGATGGTCATCAAAAGTTGACCCGCGTCGGTCTCATCCCAAAACATATCGCCGGAGACTGACCACATTTTCATGGTCGCGACCCGCGTGCGGTAGGTGTCGCCGATTACGGAATCTTCGACGGTGTCAGAGGAGTGGGACAGCGAATAGTTTTTCAACTCGCCAATAGTAGT